AGTAGTAGTAAATTTTCTTGTAGGGTATAAATCTCTTACGTTAAGTCTAAATTTATATTCTTCAGAAGTTCTAAATTTTTCTTTATTATTTCTTAAAGTAACATAACATTCTCCTGTAGATTTAATTTTATCACTAGTAGCTACACTAGTATCATATTCTGAGTCATCCCAAGATATATCTAAAAATGGGGGAAATATAGTGTGGGTATCCATAGAGAAATAGTTTAATTTTCCATCATCTATAGCTGTGTGTTCTTGTGAATCACTTCTTTTAATTAAAAATCCATTATTAACTATACCATTAGGATAAGTATCAGAAAATAAACTATTACTTACATGTTTTAAAATAGGTTTAGTTATATTTAAGGATAAATCTAAATCGTCATTATACCCATATGATCTAGTTATTTCAAAGCCACTGCCTGTATACCAATTACCTCCACCTGGGGAAGCATCTATAAAACTACCTGTAACTCCAGTTGAAAAACTAGAAGTTAACCATTTGATACCTAGGGGATCATTTGATATTGCATCTGGGCTTCCATTTCTATATAACCAAGAACAACCATCGGATATGGTGGGTATATTAGTAAATCTACCAGTTCCGTTGACCCACGATCCGGATAGAGGATAAATTTCTATATTTTGATTTACGCTTAATTCTCTATGTTCAGTTTGAAATAATTTTAAACTAGCACTAAAAAAACCAGTTTTTGCTATATTTTGTACAACGTTATCTATTTCAGACTGTTTAAACTGCATTAATATTCTACTTGGGTAAAAATTTAAATCAGTATTAGACTGTTCATCTTGAAGGGTTAAAACTTCATCAATACCAGTATTTAATATTGCCCTAGTAGGGTGGGAAAATATTGTTGTATCTTGTTCGGGAAAAATAAAATAATGTGCCATATTATTAAATAGTTACTCTACCAATAATATCAGTAGTAGGATATTTGAGTTCAAAAATACTAGGATCTAGTGAAGGATATATAATATTATTTTGAGTAGCAGCATCAAAATCATATTTAAATTTAGAATAACCCGAAGCTACACCAAATTTATTTTCAAAAGTAATATTATTTACATTTTGTACTCCATTTATATTATATAATCTTCCTGTTACATCACCTATATTAATAGGTTGATTAATTTGCCAATTATCTATATTAAAAAAGCTTCTAAGATTATTAATGCAACTTAATAATACTCTATCATTTGAATAACCCGATCTTACTGTAATATCAAATTCTACTTTAAAATTAATAATAGATGCCTCTTTGATATTAATAGAATCAGTAAGCATTCTATATTGCTCTAAGTAAGTAGCTAAATTTATTTTAGCAGCTTCTGAAAGAGGGCTTAAATTTCTTCGAGTATTTAATCCTAAAGTATATAAATTTAGTGCGTTTGGGTTAGATATTCTTTTATTAGTATCTAAAGATATTTGAGTATCTTGTAGTATATAAGCTTTAGCTACTTTTCCAAATTGGGGAGGCATAGCTAATGCTCTAAACATATAATCTTCTCTAGTAACAGTTCGTTGTTGAGCCGAAAAATTAGATATTGCATTTAACCTTATATCTTGTAAACTATCACCTGGCCCACCTCCAGTAGCAGGTTGGGGGTTATTACTTGTTATTGTATTTTTAATAGTATTTAATAATCCACTATTTAAATTTCCTTTTCGAGGTACGACTGTTATAGAGTTTACTCTATTAATAGTATTAGCATTTTGATTAGAATTAATTCCTCCTCCCACTAAATATGTTACAGTTAGTGTAGTATTTGAAGGTACTTCCCCATAAGCTTTAGTATATAAAAAGTTTGAGGGATCGTACGCTTTATCTAGTAACGATCTTCCATCTTTTATACCTAAACCTATATTATCCGGATTAGGTATTATAGTAGTATCATCTCCACTAGTAGACCCAGCCCCAAAATAAATTTCTAATTTTTGGTTTGATATAAATCTTGTAGTAAATCTTTTAGAAACTTTTTTAGTTCTTAATAAAAATGGTACTTGTGTATCATATTGGGGTAAATTAGGATCATTAGCTGCAATATTAGGGACTTCTTCAAATACCGTTTCCTGGGCTAGATAAGGAACTTCTGTATATTCATTCCCATCTGAATCAATAATTGATTGAATTCCTATTATATTAGAATCATCTAAAGATAATGTTTTAAATCTTTCAGCATTACTAATAGCAAAAGATGTGGTTTTAATTTCAGCACTTATTGCTCTAACTTTCTTTTTAAGAAGATAAGTATCTGGTTGAGTACCACCAGGTTGAATAGCATATACAGTTTGTTCTGTTGGATCAAAGGATGAACTAAAAGCAAAATTTACATCATTTTGGATTAAAAAACTTACTCCACTATTATTATTTGGCAAAAATGATGAATTTTTTCTTATTCTTAATGCATAATCATAGTCAGGTTCCCCATTATCTTTTGAAGGTATTTGTTGGAAAATATCTAAATCTACAGAAGAAGGGTTTGTTATTGCTGGAATATATCCTAAAGTATACGCTAAGGCATATATATTTTCTCTTTCCTGAGCATACTGTAAAAATGTTTCTTGGATTTGAGCATCTGTATAAAATGACAGCACATCACCAATATAAGATGCCATTTCAATGAACATAGTTCCTGGACTACCCTCAGTAAAATCATTAACTGTATCCGGATAATATATTTCCGCTAAGTTAATTAATGCATCCTTAAAATCATTAAAATCTTTATTAAGATAATTTATGGTTTTATCTCCAGTATTGCCTTGTGTATATGCCATTAGTAATTAGATTCAAAGTCGTTATTAGTAAAACTTAAAGTTACTGAGTCTTCCTCATCATTATTTACTAACGAGTAATTAACTGTAACAAATAATTTATGGCCCTGAAGGCCTCCATCTTTTAAAGATATATTTTGTATTTTTATTTCAGGTACATATTGATTTACTTGTGGTATTATATAATTTCGTAAATCACTACCTGCTATTTCAGTCTGCTGTTCAAATAGTCTGTTTTTTAAACCCGCTCCAAATAAAGGTTGGTTTAATCTTTCTCCGGGTGAAGTTAATAATACGTTTAATAATTTAGATTTAACGTGGTCTTTAGTAGTATAATCTAAAGTAAATACTCTTTTTTTATTAAAAGGTAAACGGATCCCAACCGCAGACTTATTAGATATGTCTACTGGATTTATTCTTATAGGTTTGCGGAGTGATATTGCCATCAGGGTCTAAAATGTTCTTTTTTCTTATCCATAGCAGTCATAAGAGCACTATAGTCTTTATTTATAAACTGGTTAACGGGGTCATTAGCGTTAAATACTTCTTCAGCAGAAGGGGAAATTGCTGTTTCATTTAATAATGAATCTAATGTTCCATTACCCGTATTAAAAGTAGGCATTTGTTGTTGGATTTTTTGTCTAAATTCTTCTTTAGTTGCCTTATCTTCTTTTATTATGGGTTTATTACCAGATAATTCTTCTTTTAATAATGCTATTTCACGTCTTAATGCATAATCGATTTCTTCTCTTACAACTTTTCTAATAATTTTTTCAAATGTATTTAATTTCATTTCTATTAGTTTTTAATAAATATTAATTTTTAAACCCTTTATACGCTAGGCTAGTACTACCTTCATTTCCCTCACCTGTTCCATAAGTATTTGCTAATACTGTGCTAGTTGGGTCTTCTTTTTCTGCATCTCCTCTACTAGGTTGTCTTTCAAAATATCCTGAAATATTACTTCTGTCTAATCCTAGATTATCTAAATCATCTTCAGTAAGAGTTTGTTCTAAAAAGTTTTCAAAATTAACTAAAAACTTTTCTCTTAAATCTTTTAGTTGTTGGATTCCTGTTTCTAAAGCATCTATACCTTGATTTAAAGGATTTGATAACTTATTAATTTCTTCATTAAAAAAAACTACAGTACCATCAATACTACCTAATTGGCCTTGTATTTTTTTAATTATATCTTTAAAATCTTTTTTAAATAGTGTAAGGTTTGAAATTATTGTACCACTAGCTACTGGTCCTGAGCTTGTTGCTAGTGCACCATCAATAAGTGGGATTATGCCTTCTAAAACACTCGATAAATCGAATCCTATATTTCTAATATTTCCTATAAGTTCTAATTGTTGTCTAGACCCCTCTAATTTATTTTTTAAAGTAAAAAGTTGGCTTTCTTTTAAACTTAATTTATCTATCCCCGTATCAATTACCCTAACTGCTTGGTTGAATTTATTTTCTAGTAAAACTCTATCTTCTTGATCTCCATTTAAAATAGTACTTTCTAAATTATTTTTAAATTGTTCGGGAGAAGGTAATTCCTTTATTGCCTCTTCTTGTGCTCTATTTTATCACTTTTAATACTATCTAATTTTTGTTCTATCCTTTCTAAATTAGAAACTAAAGATTGTCCTAAACTTGTATTAATACCCGGATTAGGACCCTGTAAACCGCTTGTTTGGGGGTATTGTATTTTAAGCCAGGTCTTAAGTGATCCTATAAGATCCTTAAGAAGTTGTTCTAAATTATCTCCTCTTACTGCTGGTACATTAGGGCTTTCACCATCTATTACAGGGCCTATATATATTTTGGGGGTATTAATGAAAGTATCTTTATTGGTGTTTATGTGAAATTCACCATTAGTTTTAAATAACATTAATTTATCACTAGAAAATATACTATCATTACGTCCATTAAAAACTAAACGATCACTATCTATTAAAATTTGTTTACCAACAAATAAATCTTCTTGTATAAATTCTACAGCCATTATGTTATATTAGGGTATTTTCCTTCTAAGGCAGTTCCATTAGCTAAATCATTATCAAGTTGGGTTTTTAATTCACTAGTTTTTTTACCAAATACCATTTGATAATGGGGTTTATCTACTATACTTTTCCAATCTCCACCCCACTCAAATCCTAATGATTTACCTATACTTGAAACTGCGGCGTGGTCATAATTATAATTAACTCCTCCTTCAGAAGTAATTTCTACTAAATCAAATGCTAATCCAAAATTGTGATAACTACTTCCCCCTTTAGCATTTGTAACTATATCTCCACTAACTGTTCTACCTTTAGCATATAGGGCATCTTGTTCAGCTATAGTCCTTAAAGCTTGGGCAACCCTTAAATTAATGCCTAATTGTATTTGACATCTTAATACTAACTCTTTAGCAGGTCTTCTAATTAAAGGGTGTAATGTATTAATTCTAGTATCAGTATATTGTGGGTCCCAAGTTGTTACTTCATCTATGTTTACATTTAATTCATTAGCTACAAAATTAGTACTAGGGTATTCATCTGTAGGAATAGAATCTTCGGAAGGATTTTCATATTCTCGTGGATCTTCAAAATGATATTCTTTTAATTCTATTAATCCTTCTTCTTCTGCTACACCTAAAGCTGCAAAAACTGGATCATCTATATCTTCGGTTATTATAGGGGGTGGTGGTGCTGGAGTAGTTTCGGTAACTGTTGGGGTTTCCTCATTTTCAAAATCTACTTCTTGAGTAACATCACTAGGGGCTTCAGGTATTATAACCGGAGGGGCTTTACCTATTTCTACTAAAGGATCTTTAACTTCAATATAAGTTGAATTTAAAGAATCTATATTAGTACAAGATGCTACTAAATTAATACTTTGATTAGTTAAAACATATATAGATGAAGGGTCTAAATTTATATTTTCATTATTACCTTCCCCCACACTAATTATTATAGCTGGATCACCTATTGTAGGATTCCCATCTTCAACTTCAGTAACATTATTACTTATAAAGTTTTTTCCCTCAGGACCCGTAGACGTAAATCTAATTCTTTGACCTTTTCGACCTTCAAAAATTGAATCACCTTCAGTAGGAGTAAGTGATCTTTGGTTAGGGTTTTCTTTATGATATTCCCCTAATTTTATTTTATTTTCTTCAGATTCATCTAGCCTAAATACATATTCCCCTGTAGCTCGTTGAAATAAACTATAACGTGGGGCTCTTGAATCAGATCGGCCTGAAGTATATCCTAAATCTCTTAAATAGTTATCTAATTCTCTATCTGCTATTTCACGCCTGGGTGATATAAATTCTTTACGAAAGAGAAAATCAGAATTATTAGATCCTTCTAAAATATTAGTTTGATTTTTTTTATTAAATGCTTGAGGTAAAGCATTATTTGTAGTATTATTATGAATATTTAGCGAAGGGTAATAATAATTAATTACATTAGTAGGATTTCCTCCTAAATCAGTATAGTATTCATTCGTAATAGATTGTATAACAGGTACAATTTCTCCTATAAGAGGAGGTGAAAAATTATTTCTATTAATAGGTCTTGCAGTAGGTAACGAATATATTTCGCTAGTTATCTCTTGGCTTTTTTCGTCTGTGAAAAAAATTATTCCAATACTATCTGGGCCTATATATTTAGGATGATTTATATCTAGGATAATATCAACTACCCTTTTATTTACATTATCATCTTTAATAGGATTACTTCCACCTATGGGGGCCCCAAAATTTTTATTTTTTGTTAGGCTCATTTGCTACTTCTTCAGCAATTTGCTGTAATTGTTTTAATTCTTCATCTGTAAGTAGTGCATCTCCCCCTCCATTCATACTGCTATTACTTAAACGTTGTATGACAGCCATCATTTTTATTAAATGTTCGTCATTTTTAACACTAACTTCCAAGTATTCTTTGATAAGGGGTACTACAACAGGAGCATCACCTATATTTTGTATTAAAGGTTTTAATTCAGCAATTAAAGAATTAATTTGTTTATCTTTTTTTTTACTGTTATTGTATATTTCCTTAAATACATCTGAAGATGTTTTTCCCTCAAAAATTATTTGGTCAAGTGGGTTACTCATGTTTATAAATATGATGGGCCCTCAAGATATCTAGAATATGTAGTATTAAATATGTTTTTTAGTTTTTTAACTACCTTAGTTATAATAGGAGTTTCTAAACCTGTTATTTCTCTAATATAGATATAAATAGCTTTTTTATTAAAAATTTCTAAGTGTTCCCTATTTTTTAAAACTGTTAGTACAGCATCTGCTACTTTAATCTCGTCTTCTTTTTTAAAATATTTTGGTAAATTAGCATCAACATGTTTTATGTACATGTCTAAAAATTCTACTTTTACATCATGTACTTCTTTACGTTCAAAGCCATTTAATATTTCATTATCAGTATCTACTTCTAATAAATCTGCTTTTTTCTTTTTCTTTGCATAATTTTTATTATTATACAAAATAAGGTAATTTTTACCAACTATACTAAAATATGAAAAAGCTTTACCCTTACCTACTTTAAAATAATGAAGTTTTTCTAATAGAAAACAAATAACTTCATGTTTTAAATCTTCTAAGTCTTCTACTTCAGTATAATAAAATTTAAAAGTATGTATAAGATTTTCTGATAATTTATAAAACGAATGGTGAATTCGTGTATTATAAATATGATTTCTTTCTACTTGGTCTTCACTAGCTAAATATTCTATAATAGCGTGTTCAGTATCTTCTGTAAAATATTGTCTTTTACTTTTGCGTCCTCTTTTTTTTGCCATTTAGATTATCGAAGGCGAAATTCATTTAGTGCCTCCTGAATCTTCCTAACTTCACTAAAAAACCAACCTATTTCATCATCTGCTATAAAAGATCCTTTATCATCAATTTGATTTAATCTTCTATCACATTGATCAATAGCTTCACTTTGTTTTGCTATAAAGTCTTCTAACTCTTCGTTTTTTCTGATAACATTACGAATAGCAAATCCAGCTATAATTAATAGGGCCGATAATATTGCAATTATAATTTCCATTTAGTCTGTGAAAAATGAGTCAATAATTGATTTTGTTTTTTCGTTAAAATTAGGATTATTTTCTACGTTAATCGCTTTAGCCTTCCTTATAGTTTTATCAGCTTTGGAGGCATTAGCGGGTTTAGACGATTGTTGTATAACCGAGTTTCCAGAACTCCACATTTGAAATTCTATTTCTTGAGCTGTTTGGATAGCTTGATGGATTAATAATGGTAAATGGGTTCTAAATTTAGTTTCTTTTTGCCCACTATAAAAATAAAATTTATTACTTTCATCGAATAATCCTTCTTGGTTGCGGATAGCTAAATATTCATTATGTGATATTTTAATGCCAGCATCCTGGAGAAGGTAAATTGTGCGATCATAAACTTTCATAGCAGGTACATGTTCATTAAATTTATATACCATACCTAAATTTTTAACATGCCAATCAGAATCATTTTTAGTAAAATATTCATTATTCCAATCTCCTAATTTACCTAATTGACAAAATAAAGATACAAAATTTAATTCTTCACCTGTATAGGATTCAGTAGCTCCATGAAAATTATATGATCCAAATAACCACCCGGAAAAGCATTATTAAACCAATCTTTAGATGAAGCAGGAGCAAACATCATACGTTCTTTAAGGCAGTCTGCTAGGGTTTTTAATTTTTCTAATCGTTCACCCTCAAAATTAGCTTCTAAAACCCCATTAAAGTTTTCAAAGTTAATCTTTATTTGTTCTGCTCCAATCATTTTCCTCCCAAAAATCCTACTCTGGATGAATTTCCACTACTAGGTTCAATATTAATAATATTTTGAAGGTCTTCATATAACTCCTTCAAATCATTTTCCATAAAATGGATTGCTTGGGCGTTTTGCCCACGTTTTATATGATTATGTACTTGAGCTAAACCTTGATCAAGACGCTCAAGTGCAATATTCATTTGTTGTTGGTATCTAGCCATAATTAAAATTTTTGTTTAATATACGAATTTATTTATCAATTCCCAAATTTTTTGTAAAAAGAATTACAGGTTTTTAGTCTTTTAGTTAAAGTTTTTTTATTATCCATATTAGGATGGTGAGCTAAAAAATCACTACTTAAAAGATTTAGTGAATTAATAAATTCTAATGTTTCACCTACATAATTAAGTTCATCCCTATTTTCTATAGGAATAGTATTCTTTAAGTGAACTAATTTTTGGGTAATAGTTTTTTTCCACACATCGAACTGTGCGTCTGTATCTATACTATCGAAAAAACTGTTTAATGACATAATGTGCGACTGTGCGACCCGTTGCGACCCTTACCCTTTACAGTAAGGGAAGATACGTAAAAAAATATGAAAAGCCAAATTAAGGTTTAGAAATAGATGGATCTAATTGATGAATA